TTGAATAGTGGAAATAATGCTTGCAGTTTCAGATGCTACTGTTGCCATCGCTGCAATATTTGCAGGGAATGGCTGAGCAGCTGCATTGGCAATACCTTGCTGTATTTTCATAATACTGTCCGCAATTGCAAATGCTTTTGACATCGCAAACATTGTTTTGTAAATATCTGATTGTTCTTGCCCTGCGTTACGCATTACCCCAAGCATTGTATCAATTGCTCCGCCAAAACCAGAGATACTACTCATAAACAGATTTTGCGTATCTTGTGTAGCTTTGTTGTCGATTTGTGCTTTTGCATTTACAAAATCTTGGTATTGAATTAATTCCTGATCGTACAATGATTGTAATTCAGCTAACTTTGAGGTTTGCTGATTTTGGATGGCTTGCGTTGGATCGAATTCAGCTTTCCAGCGGTCATATTCACTCACTGCATTTTGCCCAGCTAATTGTGCCTGTTTATTTCCCGCATCCCAAGTGGCGTTTTCTGTGGCTTTTTTCGCTTGGTCATGAGTTAAACGCCCTTCCGCATTAAGTTGTTGAATATCTTGCAAATGCTCTTTTAGCTCGCGTGCATATTGCAACTCAGGGGCGAACTGTTCTGCTAATTTTGCACGTTCATTGGCAAAACGTTGTGAAATCGCCAATTTTGCTGACTCATATTCTTCGTGTGAAACTACCCCTTTTTTCATATGTTCTTCCAAGCGTTGGAGCATTCGTTGTTGCTCTGCATCAATTTCTTCAAGGCTGGAACGGCTGTGTTTGCGGATCTCATCGTAAAAGGAAAGCCAGCTATCACGGGCATTTTCACCGCCACCTCGACTGCCACGTAAACTCTGATTAATGCTTTCTGTTTGAGCTTGATCTTTGAACATCCCTTGTAATACTTGCTTGCCTTCAATCAGCTTATTCAAGGTTTCGATAGATAAATCAATGCTTTTATCCGCTGCATTAGCTGCGGTAATCGTACCGTTGGCAATATCAATTAGCACTTGGTTATATTCAGCCCCCTTTTCCCCAAGTAATTCATATAAGCCTGCTAAAACAAAAGCGGATTCTGCTTGTCCTTGCTGTTTCAATTTTGCCACTTCAAGATTTTGAGCCACCGTCAAAGAGCGCTCTTTTAGTTTCTTAAACGCCTCATCTAGCTCTAAATTGGCTTTTACGCCACCTTGAGCCGCCTCTTTCTGCTGTTTTATTGTGTTACTTAAACTGGCAATAACACCATCTGCTGTATTGGCATCGATACCTAGATTTTTCATTTTGGTACGAAAATCATCAATGCTTTTTCCATTTGACAAAAACACACCACCAAGAGCGGTTAATTGGTTGCTTAAAACTGAAAGATCGATATTTTTATTTTCCCGAATTCTTTCTAATTCCGCGTTTAATTTTTCAAGATCTTGCTTGGAACTTTCAGACAGTTCCAAACCAAATTGCCACGCACTTGTTTGAATTTGAGAGATTTCCGCCTGTACTTTGGAAATTTGCTCGCTATAATTTTCCATTGCTTGAGTTTGCTCAATAATCTTCAAAGTCAGTGCGCTTTCGCTTAAGCCGTCATAACTTTCTTTTAAACGGTTATTCGCACTCTCGGTATCTAACGCTGCCTCTTTTGCCTCTTGCGCTTTTTGGCTGAAATAAAATAATGCACCTGCCGCAATTGTTGCCGCTCCCATAGGGCCACCAATAAGACCTAATGCGCCACTTAATAAATTTTTGGCTCCTGCGGCTGCACTGCTTGCAATTGATGCGCGTTGAGAGGCTGCAGCAAGATTATTCATAGCAGCTGCCTCCGCATTAATAAGCCCCGTAATAACTTGCGCTTGTTGAGCCATTTTAGCCTCAATCGCTGCTCTAGCTTTCTTGGTTCGTGCTAATTGCATTTCTGAATTCAACAAATTCATTTTGGCTTGTGCAGCTGCTAATTCTGCCGCTGCTTGGGTTTGTGTGGCTTTCGCAGCGATTAAACTCGCTTGCGCTTGTCTGTGTGTTTCCACTCGAGCAAGAACCAACGTTGAAATAAACTTAGCCCCATTGCCAGCTGCAATTGCCAAAAGCACACCGGCTAAATACTCAAAATTCTGTGCAAGAAAAGAAATACCTGCCGCTAAGTTTTCTGTAATACCTAAAGTGCGGTTTTGTTCATCCGCAAATTTCATAAAGGCATTTTCCATTTGTTGCATTGCGCCACCAAAGGACAACGGCATTTGCTCAAATTTTTGGTTAATTTTTTCTGTTGAGCCATTAAAGGCGTCAAAAATCAATTTAGATGTTAATTGTCCTTCGCTTGCCAGTTTTTTCACTTCGGCACGGCTTTTACCCATATATTCTGCAAGCACATCAAGAATAATCGGCGCTGATTCCGCAATGGATTTAAATTCATCGCCTTGTAATTGCCCTGAACCTAGCGCTTGTGACAATTGGAATAAGGCGTTAGCTTGTTCTTGAGCACCTACACCACCGACAGCCATTGCTTTATTCATTGTTTCAGTAAATTGCAGAATATCTTTTTGCGCATAACCATAATCTTTTAACGCACGAGCTGAGCGGGTATAAAGCGTTGTTGTTGCCTCTAAACTTCCCCTTGTACGTTGGGCAATCTCAAATAATTCCTTTTGCACTTGGTTCATTTCAGTCATAGAACTTGTCACAAACTGCACTTGATTGCGTAAAGACTGCATTTTGTCCGCCAGCGCTAAGAGGTGAGAAATCCCACCGCCTATTCCAGATAAAGCCAATAACGCCTGTAAACGCCCAAAGCATTTATTTAATTGTTCAGTGGCGGTTTCTGTTCTTTTTGCGGCGCGTTCTACATTGTTTAAATCACGAGCAGACTTATCCGCACCGCTTGTGGTGACTTTAATGGCTAATGTTGCTAAATCTGTCATTTTTCCTACCTCAAAAATAAAACCGCTTGCATCTCATGACACAAGCGGTTTGATATTGATATTTTTTGCAAAATCTATTTAATGATTACATGCTTTACCTGATTTTTCTCAGCGTCTTTTTGCTGTTGAATTTCCAGCTCTTTCTTTAATCGATCTAAATAGACTTTATTTTTATAAAGCCCAAATGCAACAGAGCCAATCAGGGTGACGGATAGACCAAAAATCGTGGCATAAAAGAGCGTAATATCTTGAGCAAAAGCCCCTAATACGAAAAATATAACCCAACTCATCAGCCAACCGATGAAAACGGCTTTTACACAGGAAAATAAGAACATATGCGACTCCTTTTTTTTGAAATCTAACACTACACCGATTAAATTTCAACAAATTTACGCTACCACTTCCCTAAATTGAGCTGAAAGCGTCCAAAAGCCTTGTTGTTGGTTTGTTTTCCATTCGTCACAACGAAATTTTCCTTGTGTTGAACTGTTCGGAGTCCATAAAAACGATTTATACCCACCGTGTCTATCTAAAAATGCGTCTATTTGCTTAATACGCTCTTCTGTGCCACTAAAAGAAATATCATAAATGCGGAGATTGTGATTTAATCCTTTGGGTGCTACTTGCTCGTAACCATTACCAAACTTAAGTTTCATCACCTCAGGTTTTTTCGTGAGTTGCATTCCCCAATCGGGATTAAAGTTAAAGGTTTCCACACTAAATCTCCGTATTTTGTACATTCAGGAAAATCACATCAAGCTGTTTAATTACCTTGATTTCCCATACTGCTAACTCTATCTGAAGCAGTCTATTCCACGCCTCAATCTCAGCATAAGTAATGGGACAAAGCCCCATACCTGACTGTCGAGAAAGAGATAGCTCATAGAAAAAACCCAGCAGATAACTTATCGCTGGGCTAATTTCGATATTCTCAAGCTCTTCAGGAACACTACCAGTCTGCTCTTGAATAGCCAAAAGATGTTCTCGCAAGGTGCAATCAGAATCCTTTGGCTTTTTGTCTAATTCAAATTCTTTTTTAGCGTATGCCAACAAATCATCAATTAGCTCTTCAAGAACTTTCCCAAATCGTTAGAATGTTCAAGGACTTGTTCAATAATCCAATCACATTCCGTTAATAACATTCGGGCGTTTTCTTCCGTGAATGGCAGTTCTTTTTTGTCGCCAAATTCCACATTTTCCCAACCAACCATACGATTTAATGCTAACTCGATACTTTCTTGTTTGATTTCATCAAATTCCTTAAATTTAGGGTGGCGAGAACGAGCATTTTCCAATTCGCGTTTTTGCTCTTTGCGTAATTGTTTTGCAAAGAACTTTTGAGCTTGATCTGATTTTGCGCTCACTACACTAATAAATGCTCCCAATCCTTCACCCGTTACAGGATGAACAAGTTCAAAGCGATGTGAGTCTGAAATATTCTCTTTGGCAAGGTTTTTTAAGTTCATTTTTTGTTCCTTATAAACGAAAAAAACCGCCAATAAAGGCGGTTTAGGTAAAATTTAGGTATAAAAAAAGCTCCGTTTAAGGAGCTTGGTTAAGGTTAGGCGAGTGTGTCTTGTACAATCATTGTGGTTGCTTTTTTCAAGCTATCATCAATGGTGCTTTGTGCATCAAAAACAGCGGGAAACGCATCATAATTCAGGGTTTGAATTAAGTTATCGCCACTGTTGACTTCGGATGAAGTGAGTTTCACACCTGGTAAAATTAAAGTAACATAATCTGAGTTGGTTTCGCTTTCTGCATCCATTCGTAAGGCAAGTGAAAGGGATGTGCCATTTCTAACCGCTTGCCACATCTTTTTATCTTTCAAGTAAGTAGAAAACGAACCACTGACTTTGACTGTGCCAATAAACACATCAGGGGCGTAAGTTGCACCTAAAACAGGCTCACTGCTTGCACCGAGATCGATGTCAATCTTAAAACCTGTCACAAAACCGACTTCCTCCTTGTTGAGTAACAGTTTTCCTTTTACCCCTGCCAATTTTCCTGATTGAGCAATCGGGGTAGGATTGGTAAAGTAAGTGGCTTGTAGCTCTTCACTTTTTTGCCCTAAGAATGAAACGGTGACAGAGGAAATGCCGTTAGGCTGAACATCAATACTCATCTTAGAAACACGACAACCGGTATAAACACGGTTTACGTTAATATCTTGGAAAATCTCTTCAATGGTGAATGAATCCGTGGTGTGCTTAGCGTCAGGCACAATAAGGATTTTTCCATTTTTCTCGCCAGCACCATTTGAGGTTTTCTTAATAATCGGGGCTTTAGCATCTGTGGTAAATGCACCACGCAGAACCGCAGCAAAGAACTGCGACCACTGCCCCGCAGAGAGTTCACCTTTAATATCGCCTTCGACCTTTTCAAAACCGACAATAGAGGCGGAACGTTGTAAATCAGAACGAATTTCTTCGGATTGAAATGATTCAAAATTTGCATTTAACGAGGTTTCAATGCGTGGAATGATCTTGGCTCCCGTTTTCTCAGCTTTTGTGCCAAAAACGGTTTCCTTGCTGACAACCAGTGTTCTTTTGACTTCTTGAGCCATAGTTACTCCTTATTCAGCTCGTAGGCTGTGTAATGGATTGTGATAGGTAAAGCCAACTTATCATCATTTAAAAAAATACCGCCAATGGTAGGCGGTTGAGAGATAACGACTTGAACATTCTCTTCAATGATAGATTGACCGTAAAAATGATTGCGGATGAGCTCCGCTCTTTCTTCGATAGCGTGCGTGCCGTTGCCATTTGGATAGAACAAGGTCACCTGTAAAAACCCTGTTTCAACAGAAAGCGGTTTATCGGAAATGCTTGCTGTATCACTGGTTGTTACAGAAAGAAAAACCGCTTGATAAGGTAAACTCACTTTATTGTTTACACCTTCCCAAGCGGTACTGAACTTGCCTAATTCCGTTAGTTGCGTTTGTAGAATGGATCGAATGATTTTTTTCATTACCAAAGCCCTAATGTTGGGTTTTTTGCTAGATATGCTTTTAACTCTTTAACGGTTATCCGAACCATACCTTGCGGTGCTTGGATAGAATAACCATTCTTCGTTTTCCCTGATGGATTTTTCGGTGGGTTAGGATAAAGCCCATATTCCAACGCAGGGGCATAAGGCAAGTTGGTTGCAATATAAATCACATCGCCAAATTTCGCCTTGGCAATATCTTCATTTGAGCCATTAAAATTCGTGGGTAAAGCAGAAACAGACACAGTCCAACTTCGTCTTAACGCCCCTGTATCAACAGGCGATTTCGCTTGCACTTTCGCAAAAGCCTCTAACGCCACTTTACGAATAACTAAGTTTTTCCGTTGCTCAATCTGCTCAATTTGTTGCTGAATTTGTGCAATAAAACTACTCATTGTTTTCTCCCTTGGCATTGATAAAGCATTGCTACACTAGCAGGTTTTATCGGCTGAACGGCAATAATGCTCCACACCTCGCCATTCACTTCAACCGCTGAGCCGACTTCTGCTTTTTCTGTCAGATAAATCACCACGTCGCCTTGCTGTACCGTTGCAAATTCTCGGTTTACTGAAAAATCATAAGCCAGATTATCAAAAAGACAGTAAGCATTCTGTTTCCTGATCTCAGTTTGCATTTTTCCCGTAGTTGGATCGTATTGCCCGGATATTTGTGTTTTAATCACACAAGGCGAACCAAACTTCTGAATTAACTGCTTGGAGATTTGCTGTAATTTACCGTACAAATTCAAGCCTACCCCCTTAACAATGACACATTGTTAGTAGATGATGAATTTAAAAAGCGAGAAAGCAAGGTTTTGACATACTCAAACCGATTGCTACTACCACTGATAGTCGCTTGATTTTCGTAATTGACAGAAACAGGACCTACTTTTACGCTTGCCATCTTCTGCTCCGGGTTCTGATTTAGATCTGATTGCAATGCTAATTCGCAAACCGCATATTTCACTTGTAACGGAATTTCGCTACTCTCTTGACTACTTTCTTGACGTGGAAATTGTCTGATTTGCGTAGGATCTGCTTTCTCTCCCACAAAACGATAATTGTGATCGAGAAAATCTGATGCACTAACTAAGCGCCGAGCTTTTTGTTCATCATCAAGTTCATTCCACACATCAAAACTAGCCCTCAATTGATGGTAGCCATTTGCCTCTTCAAGAGAAACATAACTATCCGTTGGTACGTTCAGGGTCATTGTCTCCCCCTTCCGCTTGCTTTAATAACGCAATCAGCTCATCTTTCTTCGCTCCTTGTGGAATTTCCACATTTAAGGCTTTAAGTGCGGTGGTTAATTCTGGCACGGTCATCTTGTCTAATGGTTTTTTATCAGATTGTTCATCAACCCATTGAACCTTAACCCCTAAGGATTGATACGCTTGTGCAATCTTAGGAAAATCCCCATAAATCACCACATCGGTCACCTTACTTTCTGCTTTTTCAAAATACAGCGGATTTCGGTAATGTTTATGCGGTTCAAATCCTGTGGTTTGCGTTGTATAAATTAATTGCATTGATTACTCCTTCTCAACATAAAAAGCGGTACGATTTTGTTAATTTTTTGCAAAAACGCACCGCTTTTATATTCACTTAACTTAGTTAGCTTAATTCAATTAACACGCCAGCCGTATTTTTATTGCTGGTCGCATATTTTTGCCAACTTGCTTCCGTGCCAATGGTCGAAAGGTTAGGGTTCGCTCCCGCACTTTCTTTGTACGAATAACCTAAAACATCAAGGTTAAATGTGCCTTCCGCACGAATACCAATCGCTAAGTTTTCTTCACTGTTAATGTCATAAGCTCGGAAACCCGGTAATTGCGAATTCGTGATAGTAATTGCTCCGGCTTGTAAGCCTAAAATGGTGTTAGCTTTGGCTTTATCCGTTACTAACACAGGCTTGCCCATTGTTGCCGGTAAACCGCCATAAATAATCTGGTCTTCCGATTCAAATACTTTATTTGTAATTGCATCATCAATCAGATCAAAATAGACAGCAGAGTCCATCACCCATAAACCAATTCGCCCAAATTTATCCCCAAACTTACGCATCCCTTTGGTCAATACTTTTTTGTGATCGGTTGCAATAGACGCCGAGGCTTTCATATCACCATTCGTCCCAATTGCCGCGATTGCACCAGCAGTCAGGTATTTAAAATAACCGTCTAATAATGCATCCGCATAGTCTTGGCCAATAAGGATAGAAAACTCCTCCGTGCTTCTCGCTCGGCGTTTCATTGCCTCTTCCGTAATTGCATAAGGGCCGTATTTAAACGGAATTTTCACGCCAACCATTTCACCCATCGCAATGGTTTTATTCTCAACCGCGCCATTACTATTTACATCACGATGTTCCAAAGAACCACCGATTTTGTAAAAAGATTGTTTGCGAAAATCGCCTTGGATATTCTCATCTTGCAATAAAATGCAGCCGTTTGAAGCAGCATTAAATACATTAAGATTATCTTGAATACGCTCTAAATATGCAGTTTGAGCCAGTTCATTGTAGATAATCACATCTTTGTTTAAGCCTGTTGCCATAATGTTTTCCTTTATTCTTTAGGTAGATTAAGATATGCCTCACGACCGTGTTCCTGAATAAACTTGTTCATCTCTTCAGGGGTCATTTGGCTACGTTTAAATTGTTTGCCAGCGGGAGAGCCAGCACCACCGCCACCACCGCTTGAGCCAGTGCCTTTTAGAATAGAATTTTTGTTAGGGTAAGCATCCACTAAAGCCTCTAACGCCTCTTCAAAATCCGCACGTTGCCCTGGTTTCACTCGACTGAAAATTTCGTTGCCAAGCGCATCTTTTGCCAAAATTGCACCGTTTTCATCAATGCTAAAATGCTTACCAAAGAACGCTTGAGCCACATCAACAGGCATTGCCAATTTCTCTGTGACAAACTTAGAGCGAGCGAATGAGCCGCCAATTAACTCAGTATGTAACTGCCCTTGTACTTTCTCTGCTAACGCTTTAGCATCTGCCAGTTTTTGCTCATAGCCCTTAATCACTTCTTGTCTAACCTTTTCCGCTTCACCTGCATCAATCAGTTTTTTAGCGTCAAGGTTTTCCACCGTTTTTAAGGCTTCTTTTGCTTTTGCCACATCATCAATTCCGTCAAACTTTTTGAGTTCTGCTTCCGCTTTCTCTTTAGCCTCACGGTGTTGTTTGTTTTCAGCATTGAGCGAAGAAATTTTCTGCATTGCTTGCGGTGCATCAAAAGGGATTTCCTTCCCGTCATCGTGGATATACACAGGTTTACCATCTACAACCACAACATTGCCTTTTTCATCAAGTTTTAATTTCATTTGGATTTCCTTCCTAAGTAAGTTTGTGTTTCTTCCGAAACGTGGATAATAAAAACCGCACGATCTTGCGAAAGTGCGGTTAATTTTCATGTAATAAAAAAGGTGCGATCGTTATAATCACACCTTAAATATCAAGTAATAACTGTTCCATTCTATCTAGCCGTGCTATACCAATTTCATAAGTATGCTTTTCTAATTTTCGTTTTTGTAATGCTCGTCCTGCTTCGCTTGCGCGTTTTTTTGATGCGTTTTCATTTTCTTCTAGAACTTCTCGCCGTTGTCGAATTTCATCCCACTTCGCTACGCCCGTAGTCCAGTAATCCCAAAGCACTTCGTAACATTCTTTTTGATAACGAATAAGTTTCTCTTTTAATTCTGGCTTAACTTTGGAAACTTTGACCCCAAATAGCCACCCATTGAGATAGTGCAATGGTAAACAAACCGCTTCTTGTTCACCACCATTTGAAGGTATTCGTATAACACGAATACCTTGCGAAAGAACCTCATTGCGCTGTAATCGCTCGAATTGTGCGTGCCAGACTAAACCGATATTTTCTACAATCTGTTTCATCGGCACATAAGGCTTGCTGTTATGATTGATGACTAAAATTTCTGAACCAAAGAATTTTGCTTTTAATGCTTGCATAAATGCCTCCTAGTTTCTTCCCACTAAAAAGAAACCTGTAAGAAATAGCGAGTGGGAGACACAAACGCTACTTGTCGAGTGTACTTTTCTATCTTGCAGGCAATAAAAAACCGCTTACACATTGCTGTATAAGCGGTTTAGTTGAAATTTAGGTATAAAAAACCTAGCACTTAGGCTAGGTTAGTAGAAATAGTTTATTGAGAAAGATCTTTAATTTCCTGATCGCTTAGACCTAGTCTTTCCCAAATAGCATAATAATTATCATCTAAAGCAAGTTGTACAGCCTCTTTAAATTCACCAACATTTGCAGGGTACACTGGATACTCGTCATCATCTGATAACGGATAATCTTCACAGCACGTCCAAATAGCCCAATGAGTTAAACCGCTAAGCCCATTTAATTCAACAAGATGATTATTCCAAGTCCAAGTTATCAATAGAATAAAATAATCTACACTGTTCTTCCCATCTAGAAGATCAATACAATGCTGCTTAAAATCTAATTTTGAATGAGATGACTTCAAATAAGAAACCGCATTAGCAGCTTTATCCCATTCTTGTTTAGCAAATTCTTTGTTTGTCATCGTAAATATCCACTTTTAAATACCAAGCAATCATTTTTTTACGCTTGCCCGAATATCTGCAATGACACCTTCCACTGTAACACTATCAGGATCGAATGCTTGTCGCTGTAAAAAACCAACGTAATCATCAGGATCTGCTAAAATCTCGGCAATGAGTTTATCAGCTTCTTCTTGCGTAGGTGCTCTTTCTTCAGCTTCTCGTTTTCTTCTTCGTTCCTCAATTTCAGCTCTTGATTTTTTAAGATATTCAATACTGGCTTCATATGAACCCGTACCGAAATAATCACACTCTTCAATACATCGCTTTAATTCATCAGGCGGCAAATCTAAAACATGTCCCATTGTTACAACTCTTTTAATGTGATACGGATAACACCTCGTTTACTTTTATCGTCATAATCTTCGACTAAAAAACGGCTATTTTCATTGAACAAGACTTCATACTGATAAGGGTATTTTGATAATCGTGTAATGGATTTGCCATTTTTTCCATAAATTTCAAAGACAACATACTCTCCAAAACGAGTTAAACTTTCTTTTTTGGAAGAGCTGGTAAACGCACTCTCTGTAATCACCGAACCTTTTTTATATCGAGTGAAATCAAAGCCTTTCAACTCTTTAATTCGTCGATAAGTAATACCTTCAAAACTTGGTAATCTACTTAACCCTGTCTGCAATACAGCAATAAACCCAGTATCTTTTGGAGTTAATTTACCATTTCGCATTTTTGTATTGATTTTACGATACAAGTTAGTTGTGTAAGCATAGATTGCCAAGCCTTCTTCTTCAGTTAAGTGATACTGAGCTAAAGTATCAGCAAAATGAGGCAATTTTTCAACCGCTTTTTTTAAATTTTTATATTGATTATGAGTGAGCCAACTTACAATGCGATCACCTTGTAATTCAGCCAAAGTCAACGGCCTACCACTCTGATCCAACATATCCGCAAAAGTAATTACACCTCTACGCCATAAATCCGCCTTACCTTTCCCTAAAACCTGATCTTGTTGCTCTGGCGATTTGCTTTTCAACCAATTTTCGTAGTTAATTTGCTCTGATACAGGTCCATCTTGACTTGCTCTTGTGCTTGACGGCATTTCTTCCGCATCAATCCCAAGCTCTTTCCAGCTCTTGGTTACAAGCTGTAAAATACTGCGACAACGTGGGTGTAAAGGCGGTCGTTGATAAGGTACATCGTGGTCTATCGGCTTTTTATCTAAATCCCACATTAACCCATCTCTTAATTGACATACGGTTGATGTTCGAGTGTCTAATGTAGAAAGGTGTTTTTCTCCTGCCAAAATATCAAGGTTTTCATCTCTTAAGGCTTGATGAGCTTTATCTGCCACTTTAGCCACTGCAGTAATGACTAAGGTTTCAGCGTGTCTACGAGACGTATTCATCAAATGCTTAACATCGGTAATCATTTGACTTGTTTGTTGACCATCTAACAACCCTTGGCGAATAATTCCCTCAAACTTAAACGCAAAATCATTGCCTTGCTTTGCCCACCAATCTTCTAAGGGTGAACCTGCAATAATCGTTGCGGTTTTATTCGCTTTTTGCTTATATTCAGGCACCTGATTAAAAAAATCAAAGCCGACTTCATCGTTATAAAGCTGATGAATATGTTGGGTTTCGGCCGCAAAAAAACCGCTTAACTCGTCTTGC